GAAGATCCTTATTCCTGAATTCCAGAAGTGGATTCCAGTGCGATTCCTGCGGAATGGTAGTTGGGATGATTCTTATGATAAACAAGCAAAAATCCTCCGTCTTACTAACGGTTCCTTCATTGAATTTATGTCCTACGAGCAAGAAGTTGAAAAGTTCGCCGGAACTTCTAGGCACGCCATATTCTTTGATGAAGAACCTCCAGAAGATATCTTTAACGAATGTCTCATGCGTCTTGTCGACACTGACGGATATTACTGGATAAGCATGACGCCGTTAATTGAGATGTCGTGGATTAAGGACCGTATCTACGACCCCTGGGCAAATGGAGAAGAGTCTATCTATGTCCAGGAAGTCGATACGGAAGAGAACCCGCATATCTCGATCGACGCCCTCAATAGGATTACAAGAGGTCTCACGGCAGAAGAACGACTCGCACGACGTGCTGGAAAATTTATTTCCTATACGGGACTCGTATTCGCGGGCAGCTTTTCCCCCAAACCTTATACCGAAGGTGGGAATGTCATACATGATATCGTCGATGAGAACTTTCACCAATACACTAAAAGCTGGGGACACTTTGTTTGTATGGACCACGGTTACGCTAATCCTACTGTGTTTTTATTCTGTTGCTATGACTCTGATGGACGGATTATCGTTTATGATGAAATTTATGAGATTCGTAAAATCGTAAGAGAAAATGCATATTTATATCTTCAGCGGGTGGAAAGTTTACAGATTAAACCAATCTACGTGGTCGGCGATCCTTCGATACAGAACACGTCTGCAATTACGCGAACTTCTATACAAACTGAATACGTGGAGCATGGTGTTCCAGTTGCCCTCGGGAATAATGATGTTAGGGCAGGATTGGTTAGAATGCAAAACCGTTTTGCCAAAAGATTGCTATTTGTAACCAACCGTTGTGTAAATACCCTTAAAGAGCTTGAGAACTACCGTTGGGATCGTTTCGCATCCAGCAAGCTTGAGGCTCGTAGAAACAAGAAAGAATCTCCTTTGAAGAAAAACGATCACTGTATGGATGCACTCCGTTATGGAGTTATGTCTCGTCCTGCCCTCGAAGGAGAAGAGGTTAGTCGAGTGGGGAATATTCTAAACCTTCCAGAAGCCGGGGTAAAGGACATGGATTACGAACTTTGTTTCTCTAGTCCGGAGCCGTATGATTTCATGCTGGGGAGTGAGTGGTGAGAACCTTCATACTAGAGAGAGTTGAAGATGTTACTGGTATTTCCGGCACTGGGACTATAGCTGAGGGAATTGAGTTTTCCGACGGCACTGTAGGTCTACGTTGGCTGACAGAGTGGCCGACTTCGGTCGTTTTTCATGATAGAGGTATGGAGGCGGTAGAAAAAGTGCACGGACATAATGGAAAGACAAGGATAGTTTTCCAATGATTATTCTTTCTAAGCCAAACTTCCCTCCATACGTTTGCATTTCTTGTGGTCTTTCAGAAGGTCGTCAGTGGTTTGTTTCACTAGACCTGGCACTAGACCATTACTTCAATCCACTACATGCAGGAGCCGTTTTCTTCTGTAATTTATGTTGGGAAGATGTCGCTACTAAGGTAGCGAAAGAAGCACAAATCTTTATGGCGGGACAGGAGCCCTGGGCTGTAGGTGAATACGTCGAGCCGAGTTATGATAATTCAAAGGATGTAGTTAAAGAGGTGAGCTTTGGACCTAAATCCGGATCAAGTGATCCAGTACTTACAAACCCAGATTTCATCCCTCCTATCGACAGTGGAAGCTCAGAACCAAGTAATCCAGAACCAAGCACAAGTGATCAACCAGCTGACAATGCAAACCCTGATGAGTCAACCGAACCAATATCTGAATTCAGAGAGTTCTTTGGAAGCAGTTGACGAAATAGATGAGAAAGATTTTGACCCAATCAGTTTTCTAGATGAACAAAGTACTGACACAGTAAACTAACTCTCTCGAAAGGAGAAAGAGTGGCTGACAAACCGGCCGATAAGCCAGTAGATACGAAGGCCGTCGAAAACGACCCCAGGTTCAATTTCGGTCCACCTCGTATTCAGACCCCAGAAGATGCTACATATGCATTCATGAAGGGTGAAATTACCGAGGATGAACTTCGTGCGGCACACGCGAAGTTCGGAGTTGTTCCTGGTTCAGTTCAGCAAGTTGGAAACACTGAGCGGATTGATGCCGCTTATGAAAACCAACTTCCAGACGACCTTTATAAGCCTGCTTCAAACCCAGATGATAATATTGAGGCTCGTTTGAAGCGTGCTGATGAGAAGCAGAAGGAACGAGATGAGGCCGCAAAGAATGCTGAGAAGCAGCCGACTCTGGTTGGTGGAACTGCATATGCCGAAGCTGAAACCCCTAAGGAACTTAAGAAGTAGTTGTGGTTACTGTAGTGACAGGTAGCGCAGACAATAACCTCTGCGAAAAGTGGGATACCAAGCTTAAAACCTGTCAACAAGCACGCCTTAACTTCGAACGGCAATGGTATGAGAATCTTAGTTTCTATTTCGGAAGACAATGGATCGTTTCATCAAAGAACATTAGTGGAAGCGGCTTCTCACTTATGGAGCAGCCTGCACAGGATAAATGGCGTGTCAGACATACAGTCAACCGAATTCTCAGAATTATTCGTACAGAAGTTACTAAGCTCACTAAGGAAGAACCACAATTCTTCTGTATGCCTGCTTCTACTGAGGAATCCGACAGGCTCGCTGCAATGGCAGGTGACGCAATCAGTGACTTCCTCATCCGAACCAAATACTTCAACAGGAAACGACTAGAGGCTACTTTCTGGGCCGTTATTTGTGGTACGGGTTTCATTAAGAACTGGTATGATCCACAGGCAATTGAACTAGATGGTAAACCCGGTAAGATAGATTTTGCCGCCGTTCCTGCACCGTACTTGTTTGTTCAGGACCTACAAGCTACGGAACTGGAACTTCAACCTTATGTAATCCACGCCCGTACAATGAGTACGGATGCCGTATACATGCAATATGGCGTCGAAGTCCAGCCGGGGACAGATAGTTCTGGACTACTTATGGATGCGCGTTTCAGAAGTGCCATTGGTATTAAGTCTGACAAGCAAAACGATAAGATGTGTTATGTAAAGGAAGTTTATTGTAAACCGTGCAAGGATTACCCAGAAGGTGCAATGATTGTTTACTCCGAAGGTAAAATCCTGTACGTATTCGAGAAGCTTCCTGAACAAGAATTTGCAATGCCGCCTGGAGAATTAGATCAGGGTAGTCTCTTCGACGAACTAAACCGAGCTTCTGAAACCGGCGGCCCTGTAGGTGTTAATGATTCCATGCCCCCACCTGTAGGTAATTTGCCTTCCGTTATTCCTCCAAAATCTGATGAAGAAGGATTACAAGGCTATAAGCATGAGTACCCCTATCGTCACGGTAGGTTCCCTTTTGCCAAAATAGACCACATTCCTACGGGAATGTTCTACGGTGACAGCGTTATTAAATATCTTGTTCCTATTCAACGTGAATATAACCGTACCCGTTCTATTATGCTTGAGAACCGCAATATGGCCGGAAAGCCGCAGTGGTCCTATACCGCCGGTGCGTTTGATCCTAAGAAATTCAACAGCCGCCCTGGGCTATTACTTGCTATTAATATGGGTTTTGACCCGCCGATCCCGTTAGCACAACCGGAGTTACCAGGAAGCGTAAATAATGATCTCCAAATTACGCTTCAAGATATGGATGACATCGCCTCGCAGTCAGAGGTATCTAAAGGAACGGTTCCTCCAGGAGTTGAAGCTGCCAGCGCAATTGCCTACTTGTCAGAGGAAAATGATAGCATCTTTCATCCTACAGTCCAGTCCTTGGAGAATGCCGTACAAGAAACGGGTATACAGGTACTTGCCAATGTCTATGACTACTGGGATGAAACGCGTATTGTTAGAATGACTAGTCGTAATCAGTTCATGGAAGTTCGTCAATTTAAATCGCAAGACCTGAACCCGATTATGGACTTCCGAGTTGAAGCTGGTTCTATGGCTCCTAGGAGTCTCGCTGCGAAACAAGCATTTATTACAGAGTTGATGAAAATGGGCGCCGTTGAGCCGCAAAAGGCATTGCGTTATCTGCAAATGTCTGAAACCAATAAGCTTTATGATGAGATGATGCTGGACTCCAGGCAAGCTCAGCGTGAGAACGTTTATATGTCACAGGGACAACCTCTATATAAGATTGACCCAAATGGACAACCACCAGTCGACCCAAATACTGGAATGCCGCAAACTGATGAAATGGGAATGCCTGTTCCTGCTTATCGTATGGCCGTTCAGAAAGACCCAATGACTGGTGAAGATGTTATAGACCCAATGACGCAACAACCAAAACAATACCCAGTAACTGTTAACCCTTACGATTCTC